ATTTGATAGAACAAATCAAAACTTAATCATTGTACAAGATGAGCATGGCAATAGTTTTGGTTTACAAAAAATAAATCGTAAGCGAAAGAAATTTGAAACTGCAAATTTCAAAATTGCTCACAATGATTTATATAACAAGTTCACAACTGAATTAGAGTATAGTGAATACAAAGCAATAGGGAGTGATGCAGATGCCCAGTAATTTAACTAATATTGCTCAAACACTTGTCAATAGAGTTAGAGGAACTGAAGTATCTAGTCACCAACCAAGTGAAGCGAGAACAAAGCAACTTAATTATGAATTGATGTACAAAATGCTAGAGAGTGAAGTTGAGAAGCACATACTAGAAAATCAAGGAAATCGTTGTGTTGATGAGTTCAAGCAAAACATACTGACGAAGTTCCAAGACCTAGTACAAATACTAATCAAATAAATCTTAAAGTGTGGCGCTAACGCGCCACACACCACGCGCCACGCCATACAAGGCTCATTGAAATCACGAACATAAAAACCAAATTCGCGCAACGCAACGCGCGTTAAAATCGACAGCTTTGCCAGACAAAGAGGTTTACAAAGTATAATACATTCATATACTAGGGTCCCAAACGGTATGAACATTGATAACCTTACAGAAGAAGAAATAAAAGATTTAATCCTGAAAAAGCAGTTGGAGTGGATCAAGTTATGCCAGGATGATTTTTTAGTTTTTGTAGAGGCTATGTGGGAAGATTTTATTTGTAGAAAGGACCCAAACAATAAGGGGCACCATCAAATTATTTCTGAAGCTTTTCAAGATATAGCAGATGGTGATGCAAAGAGGCTCATCATTAACATGCCTCCTAGACATACCAAATCAGAATTTGCATCTTATTTATTCCCTGCTTGGTTTATTGGTAAGTATCCAAAGAAAAAAATTATGCAGGTATCACACAATGCTGAACTAGCATCAAGGTTCGGTAGCAAGGTTCGTAACTTAATGGCTACCAAGGAGTATAAAGAAGTTTTTGGAAATGTTACACTCAGAGAAGATAGTAAGGCAAAAGGCCGTTGGGAGACAAATCACGGGGGTGAATATTTTGCAGCGGGAGTTGGCGGTTCAATTACTGGACGAGGGGCGGATTTACTTATTATCGATGACCCACATACTGAACAAGACTCATTGTCTGATACAGCAATGGAACGTGCTTACGAGTGGTACAGTTCAGGACCCAGACAACGTTTACAACCCGGTGGCCGTATTCTTGTAGTCATGACTCGTTGGGCCACTGACGATTTAACAGGAAGGCTCATTAGAGCACAATCTGAAGTTAAAGCTGATCAATGGAAAGTAATTTCTTTTCCTGCCATTCTTCCAAACGATAAACCTGTATGGCCTGAATACTGGACTAAAGAAGATTTAGATGGTGTCAAAGCTTCTATCTCCATGAAGAACTGGAACGCACAGTACATGCAGGACCCAACTAGTGAAGAAGGTGCAATCATAAAAAGGGAATGGTGGAAAGATTGGGATGCCGAGCATCTTCCAAAACTGCTCCACGTGATACAATCGTATGATACTGCATTTTCTAAAAAGGAATCAGCGGACTATTCTGCTATTACTACTTGGGGAATATTTGAACCTGTAGACGGTTACGAAAAAGCTATAATACTTCTCGATGCTATGAAGGGGAGGTATGACTTTCCAGATTTAAAAAATGTTGCATTAGAGCAATATCAATACTGGGAACCGGAAACCGTAATTATAGAGGCTAAGGCTAGTGGTCAACCCCTTATTCACGAGCTTAGACGCGCAGGTATACCTGTTATAGATTTTGTACCCTCTAGAGGTAGAGATAAGCATACAAGGATTAACAGTTGTGCACCTGTGTTTGAATCGGGTATGGTCTATGCACCTTTAGAAGAACACTGGGCACAAGAAGTAATTGAGGAATGTGCTGCATTTCCTAACGGTCAATATGACGACTATGTTGATTCTATGACCCAAGCTGTGTTAAGATATCGACAAGGTGGATTTGTAAGTACCTATTCTGATGATTGGGATGACCCACCAATGAGATTAGAAAAGGAATACAAATATTATTAGGAGTAATTATGAGAAAAGAAGATCCAAAATTTATTGAGAAAAGAAAAAAATTCTACGCTGAACAAAAAGAAAAATCACAAGACAAATATTCAAAAGGTGGTTTAAAAGGAAACGAACCTCAAAGTCCTTCTAAAAGAAGAGATGAAAAAAAAGCTCAAATAAGAGAAGCAAGAATGTCTACAAAAACTGAAAGGTACGGAGAAAGATATACACCAGGTATGAAAACAGGTGGTCTATCACCTAAACAAAAAGTTATAGCTGCTAAAGCTCCACCACCAAACAAAATTACTGGTGAAGATTTTGATGTAATGAAAAAAGAAAAAGTCATGAAAGCTAAACAAGGTGATTTTATGGAAAGAAGAATGAAATTAATGGGTATCAATTCAATTAATCCTAAAGTAGGTGAAGGATCAAAACCATCATACGGAAAATTTGAAAAATTAGGTAAAGTGATGAAAAGTAGAGCAGCTTTATTAGGTGCGGTTGGCGCTGGTGCTGCGACTGGTTTAAATATGGCTGGAAGAAAACTTAAAAAAGTTTTAGACGAAAGAAAAGCTAGAAAAAGAGATGAAGCTAAAGTTAAAAAAATGGGTGGTGGCATGATTAAAAGAGTCAAAGGAGGTCCTGCAGAAGAATCTGATCTAGCTAAAAGAAAAGGATCTTCGTACTACGCTAACCCAAGCATTGCTGGAGCAGAAAAATATAAACAAAGAGTAAGAAATGCACGTGGTCAAAATCCAAATAGACCAAGAGGCCCTGCAGGCCCTGCAGACCCTGCAGAATCGCGTCCAAGAAAAACGGAGGATTTTTCTAATAATTCAAAATTCAAAAAATATAATGTTTCTGGATCTGATTTAACTATTGGTTTTGAAAACGGAGACAAAGTTAAAAAAATGGGTGGCGGAATGATGAACAAACCTATGGGTTATAAATCTGGTAAGTCTATTAAAGTTAAATGCAAACTAGGTAAAAACAAACCTACAAAATTATACTAGGAGGGACGATGTCCCTAAGATCATTACTTGGGCTTGGTCGAAGATTAGTTCGAAAGAAAACTGAACAAGTAACACCGGAACCTATTGAAACAACTACTCTTGGTGGATTACCAGAGATTACTTTAGATCAATTAAAAAAAACAAAACCAAACGTGCCTACTGTTGCAGAACAGTCTAGAGCCCTAGTATCTAAAGATCCTAAAATACAAGCACCTTTTTTAGTTCGTCCAATGAACAACTTACGTAATACAGTTACGGGAAGTGGAGATAATTTAAGTCAAAGCAGGATCTTTGGATCAGCTACATACGATAGAATAGCAATGAAGGGGGATGGTTCTTTTACTGCAGATGAATGGGCAGACTGGCTAACGGACAGAGGAAAAAGAAAATTTAAATTATTTGGAAAAGACTTCGAAGATGGTTTTGTAACTGGAAAAAAATTTAAATACGACACAGGAAAATCAAAAGCAACACCTCATTTAATGAATAAAGAAATGACAGTTCCAATTGAAGAATTGTTTGACTCTAACATTGCACAATTTGATAGAGCAGGAGAACTTACAGGTGGAATATTGTACGCTGCAAAAGAGGCAGGAGTAAAATTACCAGGGCGTGTATTAGCTGATATGGCTCTAAATAACCCGGTCAACAGAATAAAAATTAGAGAATTAGGTTTATCTCAAAACATAATTAATAAAGCTGAAAATGTAACGCGAACTCAAATATCCAGATTAGCAGATATGGAACGATCTTTAGAAAGAGCTGTGAATGTAAACCCAGCAGCATCAAGGACTGAAAAATTACAAGCTTTAGCTGATGAAGGTATTTTTGTTGGAGATATGAAAGATACTTTGAAAAACTTAAGAGGTTATATGAGATCCTTAAATAGTGCTGTTAAGGATGGTAATAGATATGCTGCCGAAGAAGTTTCTGATGAAATTGCAGATGCATTTAGTAAATTAAAAAAATCGGCAAACCCACAACAAAAAATTGCGATTAATCAAATGCAAGGTGAAGTAGATGATCTAGTTTCAGCTATGAAAAATACTCAACCAGCAAAATATGCATCACAAGATAATTATACTTTTCCTGGAGGACAAAACTACCGTGAAGCAGTTTTAGTTTTAGATGAAGCTATACCAAGAAACTCAAAAGCTGGAAGAAGAACTAATCCACATTATGAAACCAAAGAATATACAAATCCTATAGCACATGTTCGTTGGGACACTAGAACTACATCAGACGGTAAGAAAGCTTTTTTAATTCATGAAATACAATCAGATACTAACCAGGGAATAAGTAAGTATTTAAGAGATCAAAAACAAGAACCTTTCAATACACCTTTAAGATCAAATCCATATCAAAATGAAAAGATTACTGATTATCTATTTCAAGCTAGAAAAAAACTAAGTGATGAAGTTTTAAGTGGTAAACTAAGACCAGAACAAATGGAGTTAAACGCTAAAAAAATAAAAGATATTGATGAAGTTGTAAGAAGAGCATTAAAAACACCTAATGCAAAATATAATGCTTACGGTAAAGTAGAAACTTATTATGGTCCTGTTACAGGAGTTGATTACTTTCCTTTACTAGACAGAGCTTCTCAAGCAAAAGCTGCCTTAAGTTATATAACTAATTTAGCTGCTAAAGAGGGTGTGGACTATGTTGCGATAGCACCTGTCAATTTAATTAAAAGAGCTTCTGATAAAGAAAAAGTTAGAGCATATCAAGAAGCTTATGGTTACTTTAGAGGAAACAAAACACCAGGTGCAAAATCTCCAGCAGTTATACCTTCTTTAATGAAAAAAATAGCAAAAGATTTTGATACTAAAGCAGGGCCTATAAAAATATCAAGATCGGATCCTTCAAAACCATACAAAAGAATAAATAAAAGAACTTTAGATATTGGTGATGGAAATAAGTACAAAGTAGATGAACATCTGGATGCTTCTAATCTAAAAGATGAATCTTTTGATGCTTTTATTCCTGATAATGACCTTAGATTGTACACAGATGTTTTTTCTGTTAAAGTATCACCTAATATGATAAATCCACAAAAGCTCTACAAAAAAGAGGGCGGTTTTATAAGTAAATATAATTAAGGATAAAAATGGCTGTAGAAAAACAAACACCAGAGACAGAAGATATTTTAGAAGAAGAAACAGAAGTTGAAGCTTTACCTGGAGGCGAAGAAGAGATTGACGTTTCAGTAGAGGGAGAAGAAGTACAAGAGGAAAGACCCGAAGACGATTTCAATGCCAATTTAGCGGTGTCCATGGACGAACGTACGTTAAAGGATATGGCGAATGAATTAATACAAGAATACAAAAAAGATAAACTATCTCGAAAAGAATGGGAAGACGCTTACATCAAAGGTCTAGACTTATTAGGTACTAAGTATCAAGAAGTTACAAAACCTTTCAAAGGTGCTTCCGGTGTCACGCATCCTTTGTTAGCTGAATCTGTTACACAATTTCAAGCACAGGCTTATAAAGAGCTTGTACCTTCTGATGGTCCAGTACGGACACAAGTTGTAGGCTTAGTAACACCGGCCACCGAACAACAAGCAGATAGAGTTAAAGATTATATGAATTATCTTCTAATGGAAGAAATGGAAGATTACACAACTGACATGGATCAAATGCTATTTTATCTTCCACTATCAGGATCAACATTTAAAAAAGTTTACTACGATGCCTTGATGGGTAGACCTGTATCTAAATTTGTACCAGCTGAAGATTTAGTTGTGCCTTACTTTGCATCTGATTTAAAAGATTGTGAGAGAATTACCCACGTCATCAAGATGACTCAGAACGAAGTTACAAAAAAGATGGCTGCAGGATTTTATAGAGACATAGAATTAATTGAATCTAATACTGAACCAGATGATGTTCAAAAAAAATTAAATCAGTTAGAAGGTATTAAAAGAACTGGAGATGATTATCTACACAACATATTAGAAATGCATGTAGATCTAAATTTAGATGACTACGAAAACTTTGATGATAAAGCAAAAAAAATAAAAATTCCTTATATCGTTACTATTGATGAAGGTTCAGGGGAAATATTATCAATATACCGTAATTACAGACCGGATGATTTGAATTACTCCAGAATAGAATACTTTGTTCATTATAAATTTCTTCCAGGTTTGGGATTTTACGGTTTTGGTTTGACTCATATGATTGGTGGTTTGTCCCAAGCAGCCACTCAATCATTGAGGCAATTGATTGATGCAGGAACTTTAAAGAATTTACCTGCAGGATTCAAATCAAGAGGTATTAGAGTAAGAGATGATGACCAACCAATACAACCAGGAGAGTTCAGAGATGTAGATGCACCTGGTGGAAACATACGAGATCAGTTTTTTAACTTACCTTTTACAGAACCAAGTGTTACTTTATACAACCTTTTAGGTTTTGTAGTACAAGCAGGACAAAAATTTGCTGCTATTACGGATACAAACATTGGTAATGATGCTCAAAACAGAGCTGTTGGCACAACAGTAGCGTTGATGGAACGTGGATCACGTGTAATGAGTGGTGTTCACAAGCGTTGTTATTATGCAATGCGTCTTGAATTTAAAATTTTAGCAAGAATTTGTAGTGAATCACTACCACCAGAGTATCCTTATGATGTTTATGGTGGCCCAAGACAAATTAAATCTGCAGATTTTGATAACAGAGTCGATATTTTACCTGTTGCAGATCCAAATATTATGTCAATGGCTCAAAGAGTGACGTTGGCACAGTCACAATTACAAATTGCTATGTCAAATCCACAAATGCACAACCTTCATGAAGCGTATAGACGTGTTTATGAGGCTTTGGGTACTAAACAAATTGAAGCAATTCTAAAACCACCACCAAAACAACCAGAACCACAAGATCCTGCAAAAGAAAATGCCCGTTCATTGCAAATGAAATTGCTTACAGCATTTGAATTCCAAGATCACGATGCACATTTAGCTGCACACATGGCTTTTATGCAATCAAGAATGGTTCAAATTAATCCGCAGGTATACGCTTTACTTCAATCGCATATTTCTGACCACGTTTCATTCAAAGCAAAAGCTGAAGTAAGACAAATGATAATGCAAAACCCAGAAATGGCTCAAATGGCACAGGCAGATCCGCAACAATTTGAAATAATGTATGAAGCTGAGGTTGCAAAAGTCGCTGCACGTATAACACAAGAACTTGTACAAGGTGAAATGCAACAACAAGCAGGAAAACAAGATCCATTAGTCAAAATAAAACAACAAGAAGTAGATTTAAGAGCTATGGATTTACAAAGAAAAGCTGAAGAGACAAGATTTAAACAAGAAATGGAAAATCAACGAGCTGCACAACGTTTAGAGTACGAATATGATAAACTTGCGCAACAAGATGAACAATCTGACGAGCGTTTAGAAGTTGCTAGGGAGAAGATGCAACAAAAATGAGGAAAGGACTAAGTGGAGGAGTCAAATCAGGGCCACCGCCTAAGAAAGGACCAAATTCACAAGGTATTAAACTCAAAAATGTTAAAAAATTCTTACGAAAGTCTGTCAGAAAAAAATAAACTTATTTTTTTAGCCGGCCTCTTTGATGGAGAGGGTAGTTTTGGTATTTGGGGTAAAGGTAACGGTAAAAAAACATTTCAATGTTCTGTTGAAATGAAAGATCACGATTTAATACAAAGATTTCACAATTTTTTTGGTGGTTCTTTTAATAAATGTAAAAAAAGAAAGTCACATTGGGCTCAAACTTGGAGATGGAGACTATCCGGTGTAAGGGCTTACGAATGTATTGATATGATGATAGAATATATGTGTCAACGAAGACAGGAGAAATACAATGTGGTTCAGTGCACTAAAGCTAGCATTAAACGCTGGAAGCAAAATATACGCCAACAAGCAAAAAGCAAAGATGGCGATGTCAGAAGCTCAACTACTACATGCTGAAAAGCAAGCACGAGGTGAGGAAGCTTATCAAGGCAAATTATTAGAAGCTAGACAATCAGACTGGAAAGACGAGGCGGTGCTCGTAATTCTCACGCTGCCAATTTTGGTAATCGCTTGGGGGGTCTTCTCGGACGATCCGGGTGCATCTGAAAAAATTAAAATGTTTTTTGAACAATTCCAGCAGCTCCCGTCATGGTTCACTAATTTATGGATCCTTGTCGTGGCGAGCATTTATGGTATTAAAGGAACACAAATATTTAAAGGAAAGAAATAAAATGACTAAATTATGTCCCAGAGGTAAAGCAGCAGCGAAGCGAAAATTCAAAGTATACCCGTCAGCATATGCGAACGCATACGCTAGCAAAATTTGTGCAGGTAAAATAAAAGACCCATCAGGTAAGAAGAGAAAAGATTGGGGACCTAAGAAAGCTAGTAAAGGTGCTATAATGAAAGTTGCAAACAAATTAGAAAAAGCATCTAAGGCTCATGCAGGTCAAGCGAAAACTTTAAAGTCACTTAAACTATCAAGAGGTGGTGGAGCTGCAATTAAAGGCACAGATTTCAAGGGCGTGTTCTAATGAATAAAAAAGGTTCGTGTTGGGAAGGATATGTCCAAAAGGGCATGAAGAAAAAAGGAAACAGAATGGTTCCTAACTGTGTACCTGCCATGAAGTCCGGTGGTTTAACAAAATGGTTTAATGAAAAATGGGTAGATATTGGAGCGAAGAAAAAAGGTGGCAAGTATCAAGAGTGTGGAAGAAAATCTGCCAGTGGTTCAAAAAGGAAGTATCCGAAGTGCGTACCACTTGCAAAAGCCACACAAATGACAAAGTCGCAAAAGGCATCTGCTGTTGCACGAAAAAGAGCAGCGAGCAATACAGGGCCAAAACCAACTAACGTGAGGACATAATATGAAAATATGGAATTGGATAAAAAAATGGTTTACTCCAAAAAAGGAAGAGCCAAAAAAACCTGAGATAGACTTAACAGGTCTTACAAAAGGTGATATAAAAAAATTAAGAGCACAAGGAAAAATATAATGGATAAAAATAAAAAACCACAAGTAAAAGCTATAGCCGTAGGAAAAGCGAAAGATTACCCAGGTATCAAAAAAATTATTGAGATGAATAAACAGGGTAAGAAGAGATTTTCGACAGGCGGTATGTGCAGAGGTGCAGGTGCTGCTGTTAAAGGCACTAAATTCGAAGGTGTTTTTTAATTGCATCCTGATATAATCTAAACTATACATCTGCTATGACCATCAGAGGTGATAGCACAGAATACGACTTACTTAAGAAGTGGTGTGAGACATTACCTTTTTTTGAAGAACCAAAATCAGTTACTACATGTGAGATAGGTGTTCGTGAAGGACTTGGATCTCAAGTAATTATGATGGGTTTAAAAAAACGAATTGGTAATAAACCATACGAACACATCGCAATAGATCCATACGGAAGTAGAGAATACGAACATTTTGATAATCAAAAAAAACGTGGAATAAAATGGAAGAGAGATGGTGTATGGACTG